GCGCCGGCGCACATCCCGGTGTACACGGTGCCGAACACGATCGACGTGCGCTGGTTCAAGGAAGTCCTCCGCGGCGTCAAGCGGGTCGTCCCGCCGCTCACCGTGGGCTGGGCCGGCGGTACGCGCGAGAACGCCGACATCAACCCGCTGGCTGAAGCCTGGGCCATCGTCGCGAAGAAGTATCCCGAGGTGAACTTCGTCATCCAGGGCTACATTCCGAAGCCGCTCCACGACGCGATCCCTGCTGAGCGTCGGCATACATTGCCGTGGTTGCCGCTACAGGAATACCCGCGGGCGATGCTGAACGTGGACATCGCGTGCTGCTCGGTGGCGCCGCTGGTCTTCAACACGGCGAAAACGCCGATCAAGTGGTACGAGTTCACGATGGCAGGCGCGGCCTGCGTCGTCTCTCCAACCCTCTACGGGCGTGAAGTAGTGGATGGCGAGACTGCGCTGGTAGCCGAGACGCCGCAGGAATGGGCTTCTTCCATCGGGCGCCTGATCGAGGACGAAACCTTGCGCCGGTCGATCCGCCGCGCGGCGAGGAAAACAATCGTGACCGAGCACAGCCTCCAGAACAACTGGCAGCACTGGCTCATCGCGTGGGCGGATGCCGTCGAGCGGTTCCGCTCGCGACCGCGCCTCGCACTTCCGGCCTGACGCCAGTCCGGCCCCCAACACACGCCCAAAGAGGGGAGGACTCGGCCTGTGCCCGAACAAAAGCAATACCTGCCTATCCCGCTGGAAGACTTCGAGTTGAAGGCTGGCGAGGATGGTTGGGAGTTTTCTGCCTACGCGAGCACGTTTAATAACCGTGATCACGGCGGGGACATTATCGACCGTGGCGCATTCGACGACACACTGAAGGCTCGCTCCTGGCGACCGCTGCTCTGGCAGCACGACATGGGCGAGCCCATAGGCATTGAGAAATCCCTCAAGCCTGACCGCAAGGGGCTGCTCGGTTCGTGGGAACTCGTCGACACGCAGCGGGGTGAGGATGCCTACAAGCTCCTGAAGCGCGGCGCCGTTCGTTCGATGTCCATCGGGTACATCCCTGTGGAATGGGAATGGAAAGAAGAGGGCGAGACGCGCCTCCTGAAGTCGATTGATCTGCTGGAGAACAGCGTCGTCTCGATCCCCATGAACGAGATGGCTCAGGTCACGGCAGTGAAACAGCATGTGATCAACCCTGACGGTCCCTTCGAGGACTTGGTCGCCCAGGTGAAGGCGGCGTTATTGCTCGGTGCGGATGAGGCGGAAGCCCTGGCCGCGCGACGGGCCGAAGAAGAGCGGAAGCTCTCCCAGGTCCACATTGATGCACTCGTCCTGCTCAACGAGGAACTGAAAGGCTCCCAGGCGCGGATCGAGGCGATTCTGAGCGAGGCTCGTAAGGCTGATGCGCCGGAAGGCAACGCGGCCACTGAGGGCCTGCTCGTTCGACTAGCCCTGTACCGAGCGCGACAGCGCGCGCGAGCACGTGGCTAGCCGCGGGGAGAACCGCTGATGTCTATGAGTCTGGCCGAAGCCCAGAAGGAAATTGACGATCGCCTCGAACGGGCCGACCTGATCGAGAAGAAGTATCCCGACCCGGCAGACATGCCGAACGAAGACGTCGAACAGGTCAAGCGTCTGCTGACCGAGGTCGACGATCTCGAAACGAAGCGATCTGGGCTGGAAGACGCCGAGGCGCGCCGCAACCGTATTGCGAGCAGCATGAACCGCCATTCGCGGCCTGCGCCGAGTGGGTTCAAGCCCAGCGGCGGCAGCGCACGCGATGACGACGAAGAGAAGAAGGAGATCGCTCGCAAGACCTCGCCGGGCATGCAGTTCCTTCAGAACCGCGAGTACCGCCAACTGAAGAACGACGGCGTCTTCAACAGCGCACTCGCACGGACCGAGTTCGCGGTCAACATGGCCGATGGCACGAGCCTGATCGACTGGGCAATGGCCCGCAAGGCCCTGCTGCGCGGCGGTTCGACCACGTCAGGTCAGGCGTTCGTGCTCGAAGATCACCGCGCTGGCTTCGTCGAGATCCTCCAGCGTGAGATCAACGTGCTCGATCTGCTCAGCCGCGTACCGACTGAGTCGGACACCATCGAGTATGTGAAGGAAGACACCTTCACGAACTCCGCGGCGTTCGTCGCTGAGGCGACGGGCTTCACGGCGACGAGCCTGGGCGACCACGGTGTCAAGCCTGAATCGACGCTGACGTACAGCACCGCAACGAGCACGGTGCGGACCCTGGCTCACTGGATTCCAGTGACGAACCGCATGCTGTCGGACGCTCCGGCGATCCGCGGCCTGATCGACACGCGACTTCTCCTGGGCCTGACTCTGGCTCTGGAAAGTCAAGTCATCTCGGGCAACGGCTCGGGCGAGAACCTCACGGGCATCCTGACCGTGAACGGCACGAACGTCGTCGCCGGTGGCTCGTACAACAACGCGATGGACGCTGTGTACCACGGTCGGACGCTGGTTCGCACGGTGGGACACGGTCGCCCGAGCGCGGCGGTCCTGCACCCGAACGACTGGGAACAGATTCGCCTGACGCGTGAAAACGCCGCGACCGGCACGCTCGGCCAGTACCTGATGGGTCCACCGAGCATGCAGGGGCCGGTCACGTTGTGGGGCATGCCGATTGTTGAGTCCGAGGCGATGACCGAGGGCACAGCAGTGGTCGGTGACTGGGCGATGGGCGCGACTCTGTTCGACCGCGAGCAGGGCAGCATCCGTGTCGGCACCATCAACGACCAGTTCATTCGCAACATCCAGACGATTCTGGCTGAGTTGCGGGTGGCCTTTGTCGCTTGGCGACCCGCGGTTTTTTCAAAGGTCACGGCTATCTAAAGTCACCGCAATCTGAGCGGGGAGGCGGCGTGAGTCGCCTCCCCATCTCGGAGGAAACGTGCGAACACACTACGAGACAAAGGACGGCAAGCAGATGGAAGTACGGCTGTACGACACGAACGGCATGCATATCGGCTCGATGGACGCGGACGACGAGCCGGCAAAAGATGGCGTCGTCGAATCGGGCGGCAAGGTCTACATCTGGAATCAGCGCAACAACCAATGGCGCGAGGCCAGCGGCACGGCGAAGTCGAAGTTCGAGAAACTCGCGGCGGAGCCAACCCCGAAGGCTGAACCGGCAGGGGGAAAAGACGACAAGTAGGTTCTTCTCCTACGTTCTCGTTCATCGTCCCGACGCATCGCGAGGATAGGCCCCTCTCGCGGTGCCTGGACTCGATCGCGCCGCAGCTCGCGAAGGGCGACGAGGTGATCGTGGTCGGGGACACGCACGACGGGGAGTTGCCCGGCGTCGAGAGACTGGTCTTAACCTACGGGTCGCGCTCTCCAGCGCAGTTCCGGTATCTCGCCCATGACGCCGGGCATCACTGCTACGGCCACTGCCAACTCAACCACGCAGCAGGACTCGCGAAGGGCGATTACCTCCACGTCAACGACGACGACGACGTGTGGGCGCCCGACGCCGTTGAGGCGATGCGATCCGCGGCGGAAGAACACCCCGGCCAACCGCTGCTGTTTCGGTTCAAGTCGTATCACAGCGGGCTGATCTTCTGGAACACGAAGGGGCGACTCGTGCGGAACCAGATCGGCGGGCACTGCCTGGTCACGCCGACCTCGCGCGCGGGAGCCTTTACCTGTGATTACACCGGCGACTTCGACTGGGTCATGACGAGCGTCATGAACTGCGGAGGCGTGCAGACCGCCGTGTGGATCGACAAGATCGTCTGCTACGCGCGGCCTACCTGACGACTCTCAAGTGCGCGCAGCGCGAGGTGCAGGAATGGCGGGATCTCGCGTACGCCGCGTTCCCAGCGGCTAACGGTCATCTTGTCGACGCCGAGCAACACGGCAAGGCCGGCCTGAGAGAGGCCGGCCTGGTTGCGCCACGACCGGAGTTCAGCGGGGGAAAAGATGGATAGAGGGTGTTCTCGCTCAGCTAGTACGAACGCTAGTTCGGCGCGAAGGGCGGCGAGTTTTGACTTCTGCTCTTTGTCCATCGCGACCATGCTCGCCATTACCTCCTCGCGGATGAAGTAGCCCTGTTGGGGGGTCATGACAATCGCTGGTCGTAGGGCCGGCAACTCCCGCACGCAGATCGTTGAGCTAGCACGATGAGGGCGAGTCGTTGCG